GCTCCTGCCCAAATACCTTTACGAGATCTGGCCAACCGACACGGACAACCAGAAAGAATTCACCTGCATGTCGAATGGTAACCGTCTGGTTGCTGTACAGGCTCAGGCGAACGAAGACTCTGCTCGTAACGTAGGTCGTGGACTGACTGCTGCATTCAACCATACGGACGAATTGGCATTCCTTCGCTTTGCTCACATTTCTGTACCGGTTATGTTGGCGGGTTCTGGTGCTGCACGAGAACAGGCGCGTAAGCAAGGTCAGCCTTATGGCAACTTGTTTACCACTACCGCAGGCAAGATCGATACCGAAGAAGGCGAATTCGCTTACGGGATGCTTCAGGACGGGGCTGTGTGGTCGGAGATGTTCTACGACTGCCGCGATCAGAAAGATCTCTACGAAACCGTTCGTTGCAACTGCCGGAACAAAGACGCACTGCTCATCAATGGTACGTTCAGTCATCGTCAACTCGGTTACACCGATGATTGGCTGCGTGCTCGTATTGCTGAAGCACGTCAGACCGGTGATGAAGCACGACGCGACTACCTCAACCAATGGACTGTCGGTACAGCGAGTAACCCGATCGATACGGCTATCCTCGAACTCATCACAGCCAACAAACGCGAACCTCTGTATACTCAGCGTTACGACAAAGAGAAATACATGGTGCGCTGGTATGTGCCGGTCGACGAGGTTGTCAACAAGCTTAGTCGTCGTCAGATCGTGATGGGCATCGATACCTCGAATGCCGTAGGACGAGATGCGATTACTGGGGTCATGCTCGATGTGAGCACACTGGAAGTTGTGGGTGTGTTCTCTGTGGCTGAGTCGAACCTTCAGGTCTTTGCGATCTGGCTCTCGAAGTTCATGGAAGAGTACCAGAACATCACCATCGTACCAGAATCGAAGTCCACTTGGATTGCAATTCAGGACTACCTGTTGATGACGCTGCCTTCTCGTGGTATCGATCCTGGTCGTCGAATCTACTCGCAAGTGGTGGATCAGAAAGACAACGACGAACGTACTCGCCGTGAATACGTCGAATACTCGCGTCAGAGTTACAGTGTGGATAAATACGGCGCATGGCGTCGTTACTTCGGCTTCCCGACCAACGGCCCGCTGCGTGATCTACTTTACAGCAACGTCCTGCAACAGGGCGCTAAGACCACTGCGGCTGTCATCCGTGATCCGGCACTGGTTTCTGAGCTATCGACACTGACCACGAAGAACAACCGCATCGATCACTCGAACGGCAAGCACGACGACCACGTCATCTCCTGGCTGCTGGCACACTGGTTCCTCACCTATGCGAAGAACCTGAGTCACTACGGCATCGACACTGCAATGGTGCGCCGTAAGGTCAATGAGAACGCTGTCGCCATGTCGTGGCGCGAAGTGGAAGCTCTGCGTAAGCAAGAAGAGATCAAAGCTGAGATCGACGAAATCATCGAGAAGATGGGTTCGTCTGGCAACGACCTCGATGCGTTGAAGTACGAGCACCGTCTCGAAACGTTGTACCGTCGGATGGAACGTGAAGCTTTCGAAGATACTTACGGAAGCATTGATGAGATCAAACGTTCTGTTAAGGAACGTAAAGATCGAGCACGCTCCATGTCTGCAAACGGATCTTCGCTAAGATCCAAAGGCGGACGAGACATGGGTCTGGATCGCAACGATCTGGATCGAATGTATCGGTCGTTCGGTATCAACAAGAAAGTCACAGTGGTTGTGTGACAAACGGCATAAAGAGGGAGGGGTTGTCCCTCCCTCTTTATGCCGTCATGGTTTTGTTCCGTAGTGATGCATGGTCAGCGTACGGATCAAAATGTACATCAGCATCGATGTACGAATGGCAGCTACCACTGCCGGGTTTTTGGATTTCACCGACCGCTTGACGATGCGCTCTGCGGTATCACGCATGCGCAGGATGGTGGAGTCTTGCGTACGCGAAGAGGTGTAAAGTCCTCGGAACTTCATCAACATTCCGGAAATGTCGTTGACGTTGCCAATGACATCTCGGTTGGAAGTGATGTAGTCGAACGCATGGGTCAGGGTGTCGTCCATAAGAGATGCGACGTCCTTGTCGCCACGAGCACCGGAGTTCAACGACATGTACGTCAGAGCTTCCTCGAACAGCGTCTTGGGAGCAGCTGGCATCACCGTGGAGACAATGTGAACGAGTTCATCGCGAATGAAAGTTCGTCTGTCGGTGATCACGTCGTTGATATACCGTCGGTACATCGTGTAGTTACGCTTGAGGGTTTTGACCTGGACATCTCCATCCAAGTTAACCGAAGTACCTGACTCTGCACGGATCAGACCTTTTGGGTCTTTCTGCACCTCAGAGAACACATCGCGAATGTTCTTGACGATGTCACGAACACGACCTTGCGTGTCGTTCACCATTTTGACAATGGCGTTGTCATCACGAAATTCCGTGTAGGTCTTGTAGTGCAGACCGCCACGCATCAGGATGTCTTTGGAGCGTTGGATCAGCAATGCGCGCCAGCTACCATGAATCTTCAGACCAAACTTCTTGGTCAGTCGAGCGTAGGTGGCTTGGGCGATTTGCTCATCAGCCTGATACGGAAAGTAGTGAGCCATCAGAGAAGTGATGTACTTGTATTGCAGCACCAGCATGGTGTTGAGCATGGCTTGTTCTTTCTCGGATTGAGAAAGAGCTGTGCTGTTGTGGAACATGTGGCAAAGCCAGAAACACGATAGGTTCATGACGTCTGTAGAAACGTGCCGACCTTCAATCATGAATGGGTTCTTCATGATCTCGTCTTCAAGTGCCAGATCGTCACATTCCAGTACTTCGTCAAACCAACGGGTACGGTCTTCTGGACGGAAACGAACTACATGTACTCCCAACAGAGTGCCTCCAAAGAAGGCGATGTGGTCTTGGTTCTTGTTGGCGAACTGGTAAGCGTATTGTTCAACCAGCTTCGCCAGACGACGATCAGCAACCAATCCAGGACAGGCTTCATGGAAGGCTTCATTGACGGTTTTGTGCCCGCCAGCAGCTTCCATGGAAGGTTCTCCGAGATCGCCTGACAGACTGTAAGGTTCGCCCCCATGTCCGTTTCTCGGATAGTCATATTCGTGATTCATGGAGATGCTCCAATGGGACATTCGTTAAAAAGGTACACATTATCAGAGAGCATTCGAATAGATTACAGTCGTACATTATCGACTTGGTAGCAAAAACTAAAACCGTAATCTAAGGGGTTTACAATGAATGGTGATCGTTTTCTTTACGAGCTGAGAAACATTGCAGGTAATCTGAATGGTCTCTCGGTCGTACCTGCTATACAAGCAGAAATTTTTCATCTGCTTCATAGCGTCTCGAACGCTATCGAAATCGAACTGATGGGAGAGCGTCAGAAGCTGATCTCTGGCGATCTCGATGTTTACAAAGTGATTCGAACAATCGCTAAGGATCAGACTCTCGACTTTAAAGTCAACGTTTCGAATGATCCAGAAAACAAAAAGAAAATCGAATCGCTGCTTTACTCGCTCAAGCTTGACGACTTGCGTCGTTCGATGATCGGTCAAGAACCTCTTGACACGAAGGTTGTTCATTACAACGAAGGCGAGTATCGCGTCTGGGAATTGACGACCGATCTGCGCCAATCGAGCTGGCTGAGTTTCAATCAGCACCTGATCTCTCTCGTGTCTGATGTGGGAGTGGTTAGTAGCGACCACATGGAAATCGATTTGGTGTTGGAATACTACCAGATGCATTTCTCTCACAACGAAATCGAGATCGTTTCTTCTCTTGGTAACGAGAGCGGTAAAGACCTCTGTGTGGAGTTCACCAAGTTTCTTGAGGAGCGAGCTCACGTCGACTTCGATTATATCGAAGACAAACTGAAGTACATCCGCATTGAGCGCGATATACCTCTACAGCACGGTGGCGGTCACGTCCGAATCTACCCGAGTGCATCTCGTTGGTTCAGGTCAAGTAACTCCAGTGCCTACAATGTCGATCTCGTAGGTTGCAACGAAGAGTACAAAGCGTTGACCTGGGATTACATCCATCGTCATCTCAAAGCAGAGATGTTCGAGGAACTCTTGAACAGGATGGACGAGGTCGTGATGAAAGGAGATGCAGATGAAGATGCTAGCGACTCTTAAGAGTCTCTCCGAGTCCATTCGCGACATGAGTGGTCTTGACGATGTGAAGGCAGCCGTTCACAACTGTGTTCGGCTCGCTGAGCTCGAAGCGGAAGAGACCGAGAAAGACTTCATCGCAGGTAATCACGAGGCTTATGATTTTCTCAAGAGCCTCGGTGTTGACGGCGACTTCTCGGTTCCTGTCAACACCGACTACAGCTCTGACGAACATCGCCGATTCAACAACCTACGCCATGCGCTCAACTACGGGAATCGTTTCCACAAGAAAGCCCCAAGGGGTCTTGTCGTTGACGGTCCGAGGAAAGCGTGGTCTGTTATCACACGGATCTACCAAGACCGTGTGGAGCAAACGATCCATTCTGCACTTGACCCATCGATCGAGATCACCAACATCCCACAACAAGGTCCTGTCTACGCAGTCGGCAAACTGAACGAGAAAATCGAAGGTTTGTTGAGTCGTATGGCAATCCCGGTGTTCAATATCCGTCCTGAGGAAACGGAGTTGAACTGGATTCTCGATATATTGTTCTCTAGCAAGGACAACATTCTCTCTAAGTCTGGAAATGAATTTCTCGGCTATGAAATGCTGCTCAACGAGGGCGATATCGTTTGTCCGATGTTGATCAGACTCTATCAATCGCCTGACGGCTATTACAAACGCAACGGCTCGAGGGTCACGTTTGAGGTCAGTGACGAGTACATCAAGAACAAACCCTATTTGCTGGCACGTTTTCGCACTGACATTGTCCGTGAGTTAACAAAGCAAATCAAAGCGCTGTAAAAAATACATCTCGACTATTGGAGAAAGGAACATGCAATCCGCTTGCGATAATAACACCGACCACATCGACATGGATGTGGTCAATCGGGAACTGGCCGTGATGGTTCATGACACTCAAACTGTCAAGGGCTTTATCGATGACATTCCTGGACGCATGTTGAGAGAGCCTAAAACTCGTGGGGAGTTGGTACTCAATCATCTGGGCTTCCTGGTCGACGAACTGAAACAGAACGTCGACTTGGTTTATACCGAAGATCTCACCGAGCATCTGCTCGAGAACTACGGTAAGTTGATTCCGAATATCCACACCATGATGGTCAAGAACGAGCGCGATGGTTTTCAACGCATCGTCAAGTTCGTGGGACTGGATCATCCGTTCTGTCGCATGTTGGCTAAATGTGGTTATGGTGTTTCTTACGACAAGCACACCAGTACCGTGAAGATCACGGTAGGACATCGTTGGTTCTATATCAACCTTGTCAAACCAGGAGCTTGGTAGCAGGGCTCCCCTTATCCTGCTACCCTTTAGAGAGACCATGATGGTCTCTCTTTTTTTGTCTTTTTATTTTTACAGGACAAGACGATATATTATGCATCACTCCTCTGTCTGGAAGAAGGGGGGTGACTAATACGAGTGACCGGAGGGATACGAGTATTAGTCGGGGGGATGATGGATAGAAGCGTCTATCTGACATGGCTTCCGATGACAGGAGACCGATGCTAGGCAGGGCCGCATCGGACGGATGGAAGAGGATGACAGGGCGGATAGACAGCATAGCTTTTCTACTGGAGGGGGGTGGAGCCCCCCTCCAGTTATATACCGTTAGAAAACAGCTACACGGTATATGACCGTTATGTATTTTTTTACTAGATAACTAAAACCAGATGCTGGAATACTTATGATTCGAGTTATCCATCTGAGGATTCATTAACATGAAACATCTGAAAATTGATGTGTTCGGACGGGGCGACGTAGCGTCGCTGGAGTCCGAGTCAATCGATACCGTCGCTGATCAACCGACCATCTCGATCTACGTCCCTGGAGTCGATGATCAGAATCGTGACTTTCTGGGTAAGTCGTTGTGGAAAGGCTACAACGTAGCCATCCAGAAAATCAACACACTGGGTACACCGACTGCCGATGTATCGATCGGTATGGAAGGTGCTCAACAGATGCACCACGCAGCTAAGAAAAACGCAGTCGCTGAAGCGATCGCAGAAAACAAAGAGCGTCAGCTCGATGAGCAGACTCACGATTACGCCCTCGTAATCGCTGACAAGTCCATGGAAAAAGACTTGGAAGAAGTCGTGCGTGAAGGCAAGGTTTCTGGCGTGTATCTGATCGATGGCAAACATGCTTACAGTCCAGCTTTCATCGATGTATTGACCGAGCACCTCGGCAACAATGTGTTCAACACCATCGTGGAAGCCGAACAAGGTGTCGAGCGCTATCGTGCCATCGACATCGCTCCCAAGTGATCAGACATAGGGAGAGGGCACTGCCCTCTCCTGTATGCCGTAATGCTAAGTTTTTACAAACATACATCATGAATGTGATACGAATTTACTAATCGGAGATATTAGATGTCTAGAAGTTCTGATGGAGTGCAGAGTTGTCCCATTCCTGATCTCTCTACTCCAGAGAAAACGTCGGCATGGATTGATCAAGAAATGCTGAATGCTCAACGGTATTTTCGTGAGCAGATCGGGATGCCGAAAGAAGTCGAAGCGCCTGCACTGGTCATCGAAGAAGTTCCTCGTCCTTGGCGTTTGCGCATCACCTGCGAGTTGGGGATAGTCGGTACTCTGACTGCTGTAGCCGGAATCGCATCGTTGGTGGTCTACATGGCCTACAACGCATTCATCATGGGTGTATTTCTCAGCGTAGTGTCCAACTAACGGAGATGGCAAAGTGATCGAAGAACAACTCAAACCAATGGATCGTGATCAGGCCATCAATGATTTTACTGCAAAGTCTCTGATCTGGGGGTCTGTTTCGACTACCAATTGGATCGCAGGCGATCGGACTGTCGCTGTCGATAATGCGACCGAGGTTTCCGAACACTGGTCTCGTCATGGTGCCAGCATCAATCTGATCATCCGCGTGAAAGACAAGTGTGTCGTCTGGGAAGTCGTATACTCCTGCGATGTTCGTGAGTACCGTGTATCGTCCGACATGACTGACATGCCGGTGCCAGACTACATGCGTGTGGCCGGAAACGTCAAAGATTTCGTCAAGCGGCATAAAGGGGAGCCGAAGCTCCCCCAATGCTAGAATCCACCTCGACGCATCGTGGCCTTCAGGACAAGATCGATGAGATATTTACGCTTACCTGCTTACTACGTCTTAAATCATAAACCGACAGGTTATTACTACGTCGGGTCGACTAGAGACCTTAAGCGGAGAATAGCCAATCATCGTTCTCAACTTGAAAAAGGAATTCATCCAAATAAAAACCTTCTAAGGGTTTTTACTAAGTGGTCCGATTTCGAAGTCCATCACGTTTATCGTGATTTCGAATTATCCAAGGAAATGGAACAGCGTCTCTTGGATAAGTGCTACGACGACGAGCACTGTTGCAATTTGTACAACAATGCCAAAGGACATTATCTAGTGGGCACAATGCCCACCGATCATCCTTTCAGGCGAGTAAACATCGGCCGACAGATCAGCGATGAACGCAAAGAAAAGACATCGAGATACCACACGGGCAAAACAGTAAACGAAGAAACCAGAGAACTATTGAGAAAGAAATCGCTCTCAAGAGAACCTGGTTCCACTCGTAAGAAGGCTGTGGTGATAGACGGGGTTAATTACTCGTCAATCCTTCACGCATCCAGAGTTCTGGGTGTACCTCACCCAACCGTTAGGAATCGAGTCAAATCCGAAGCTTCTGTTTGGGCAGCATGGAAGTGGGCGGATTAGAACCCGCCCCTTCTCATTGTTGCTTTAAGAATCTTCCGATACTTTTCAGTATCGTTGCAGATAGCAGACACACGCCACTTGTCACGAAGGAAGTCCTGGTACATCAGTTCCGCATCTGCGTACGAATCGACGATCTCACGAATACGTCCGAGTGACATACCAGCTTTGAGCTGACCTTCATCCAGATCGACAACGAGCTGGTTGTAGATTTCAGCTTTGGTGGCCAGTACGCACAGTTCACTGAACTTGTTGTAGTAGGCCGGCTGGATGTTTCCGAAGTTTGGTTCGTGAGTCATCTGACAGGTCAACCACGCATCAGTGAATCGGCCTTTGGCGTCTTCAATGAGAATGGTGTTGTGTCCGATGATCTTGACGTAAGGCGTGTTCGTATCAGCAATTGGCGAGAAAGACGCCATGACAGCTGCTGTCATATCCAATTGGACAGACGAGTTGTTCATTGCTGGCCCACGGGTAGGCGAGTACAACCCGTGACCATACGACACGTTGTAGACTTGAGTGATCCACCGGCCACCAGTGTATTCGTCGGGAATCCGATAAATGTACTGATGCTGGTTAGCTCGCTCGTATGCCAGCCCACGCAAGGAGATCCGTTCTTCGGTACCCGAGCAAAGGTTGACGTCAACTGCGACTCGCCCCACGATGACTTGAGCCATCAACACCGAATCTGTAGACAGACCCGGTGCGTTATCGCGCGTGCGTTCACGACGTGCCGGATCGTAACGACGAGGAGAAAAGGCCAATCGCATAATTTCTGGTGGGATACTGTGACGTATCCGCTTGGCACTATAAGCAAGTACGTTCATGACGTCCTCCAGAGATACATGTACATAGCATCTCGAAGTTTTCCCATAATTTCTTAACAAACGCTGCATTAACTATGCATTAACCAACGGAGATACAAAGTCCATGCAAGAGCAAATTCGCAAACACG